AAAAGAGCACCACCGAATACCCCAGCAACACCGAGCATATGGAACGGATGCATAAGGATATTGTGTTCGGCTTGGAATACGAACATGAAATTGAAAGTACCACTAATACCAAGAGGCATGCCATCACTAAAGCTCCCTTGCCCAAAAGGGTATACAAGGAAGACGGCGGCTGCCGCTGATACTGGTGCAGAGTAAGCTACTGCTATCCAAGGTCTCATACCTAGTCTATAACTAAGTTCCCATTGGCGTCCCATGTAAGCTGCGACACCGATAAGGAAGTGGAAGACGATGAGTTGATAAGGTCCGCCATTGTAGAGCCATTCGTCGAGTGTTGCTGCTTCCCAGATGGGATAAAAGTGCAAGCCGATGGCGTTGGAGCTGGGGACCACTGCTCCTGAGATGATGTTGTTACCATATAAAAGAGATCCTGCAACGGGTTCACGTATGCCATCAATATCCACAGGGGGTGCAGCGATGAAGGCAATAATAAAACAAGTTGCTGCTGTTAAAAGTACGGGTATCATAAGGACACCAAACCAACCAACATAAATTCTGTTGTTAGTTGATGTTACCCAATTGCAAAAACTCTCCCAATTTGTTTGTGTATCTTGTAGTGAGATTGCTGCCATTAAAATATTCCGGGAATAATTTGTCCTGTTGTAACATAAGCTCCAAGAGCTGCTACGAATCCGAGCATAGCTGCCCAGCCGTTAAATCTTTCTGCTTCGTTTGTCATAATAGGGTTAGTATTTTTGGGGTAGTTAGGAATGACTCTTGCTGGAGTCTCAGTTGGAAAGATGTTTTGCTTTCCGTATTCAGTTGTTACTGTCATAAAAATAAAAGGTGAATCATCTGGCGGTTACGATACGATTCGAGCCGCCACTATGATTACTTCTTAGGTGGTCTACCTTTTTTAGTACCATAGGTACCCTTACCTTTGGGTGCCATTATTGTTCAGCTCCTGCGTCTGTACCATCAGTTGTATTACCAACTTGTTTTTTACATTGAGCTACTTGTGCAGCTGTAGTGCCATTGTCATTATAAGGAATAAACCAACGGTCACCTGTAGTATTTACTTTATATTTTACCTGCATTGCATTAGCACGTGCAGATGGATCGTATGCTTTAGACATAATTAAAATTGTAAATTAGATCGTTCTAGTTTATCGTAAACATCCTGACGATAGGCAGGGTCTCGTTCATAACGAAGATCAGACATAGCTTTAACTACTTCTGATTGGCTACGGAATGTATCTCCAGATGCTTTAGCTGGTTTACCGGTAAGCATTTTACCTTCGTAACCTTCCGCATTATCATACTGTGCTTTTAATCCATTGACGGCAAGTTGTACAGCATCAGCGTTACCATTACCTACCATTGTATTAAAAGTNTNAAGAGTACTTNNTTCCATATTTTCGTTTGCCCAAGTAATCATTTTAGTATATTGATCTGCACCACCAACTGAATCTTGTATTTTAGTTACTTCGGCATCAGTTAAATCAACAGGTTGTTTAGCATTATATCCTGATTCTGCTGCTCTACCAGCTAAATAAGAATCAATAGAAGCTCTAGATAAACCAGTATCTTCTAAAGTTTTATACATTTCATCAGTAATTTCACCTTTTGTTTCGTGAAAATGTTTACTGATTGCCCATGGATCTACATTTTTTTCTTTAAATATTTCACCTAATTTATCTCCATATTGAGTATTGACTGATTCATAATCTACAGTACCATCTTCGTTATAACCTTCAGTAGTAGTAACTTCTGTATCTGTATCTGTATCAGTTTCTGCTTTAGTTTCAGTATCAGTTTCTTTAGAATCTTGAGATCCTAATTTCTTTTGTAATTCAATATATGCATTTTCTAATTCTTCTGCATTTTGAAATTTACCTGCTAATAAATCGACTTCTTCTTTTTGAAGTGAATCTGCAACCTCTAACGAGTTCTGTTCGTCTTCTGATAATTCAGGAGCATCAGCTGGGGTTGGATCATACGTTAGTTTTTCTGTCATTCTTTGTATCCTTTAGCGGTGGTTACTTTTAAATTACCTAAGCCAACAGTTGTAACTAGCTCAGGATCAGGTCCTATGTTTGCTTTAGCTGTAAACTGTGTTGGCTTGGCAATTTCATTTTTATCAACCAGAGTTTCTGGTTTACTTACCTTAGGTAGTGGTTTTTTAGCCACTTTCTGTGGCCGGGATGGTTTGTTCTTCTGCATTTGATTCTTGATTATAAGCATCAACCATAGTTTGATCTACGGCTTTATTTTTACTTGGATCAGCTAGTGGTGAGTTAGCAAATTGTCCTGCTTGTTCTAACAATGCTTGTTGTTGCATTGCTTGCTGTTGCTGCATTCGTTCTTGCTCCATAGTTTCTTGAGTCTTAACAAGATTCAAGACATCTATACCTTGAGCTGCAGCTAAACGTTTGATGTATTCACCGGGATCTAAGAACTGTCCTATAATATCTGGTCCCATAGTTTGAGCAAGTGTCTGAATAAACATAACTAAACTTTGTTGATCCTGACCTCTACCCAATGCATTAACACCAGCTACTATTTGTGGACGTACTAAATCTTTAGGAATTTTTGGTAACTCTCTATTACGTTGTAATATATGTAGAGTTCTATTTAAATATGGTACTAGAAATTCTACTGTTAACAAACTAAAGAGTCCGCCAAGTTGTTGTTCTAGTTCCATTTGCGTGAGGCGTACCTCTTCCGCAGTTGTTCTTTCACTTTGTCTAACTTGTAACAATAGAAATGCATCACTAATTCTACGTTCAAGATTATTAATTTGNTCAGCTGCTGTTCTAAAGTCAGCTGTTTTACCTACCTGTATAACGCCAACATCATCAGGTCGTCCCTGAACTATTGCACCATTGCCAGCATCGGCTATAGTCTTTGGTTTTGTAGTACTTGATGGTGATACAAGGAAAACTACTTTTGATGCTGCTGCAGAGCCTTCTACGAGTGCCTGAGATAATCCTTCGAGAGATCTAATATCTCCTAAGAACTCCTCAACTCTACCTCGTCCATAATCTTCTCCGTCTACTGTGTTGAATCTTAATGTCAACCAAGGAGAAGTATTTTTAGGAGCTGTACTTCGACTGCCGGGAATAATTCTATCTAATGCTTCTTGATGCCATATCCATCGACCATTGTTGTCGAGTTGGACGTAAGTATACACTTCTACGTCATCATCATCAGACCCTGTCTTGTGACCGTCATCTCCGGGAGAATTAGGTAAAGGTTCTGGCAGGTCCATTGCCAAAATCTTACGACTTATTAGTTCCTTTGTTACGATCTCACAAACATTTCCGTTTCCGTCACGATTAATTACGTAACGATTTAAGGGATAGTTTTTGAGACCTTCTTTGCCCATAAATATTAATGCATTACCACTAACAATTAAATGTTTAAGTGCTTGGTGTACTACCACTCTATCACTAGAGGCATTAATATAATCCATAACCATTCTCTCCATTTTGGAGAATGATAAATCTAATTCACTTCTAATATCTCTTGGAATTTCTTCACCTAACTTGTCATCTCTAACTTGTAGTTTGAAAAAACTTGTCTGTGGTGGTAGCAATGCAAGCATAAGTTTTGCTGCCAAATTGACAACACACTTACTACCGACTGATTGCCATGGTGTATGTAATTTTTGACGAGTTGGTTGTGAAGTAAGATCTTCTTGGATAAGATAAGGCAGAGTTAATTTTGAACACTCAACTGCGGTATCAAGGAACTGTGATCTACCTGTGGATAGTTGCGTGTATCTGTCACGTGCTTTCATTTACTTACCTTTTTTGTCTTCTGTTTTTACGCTCTTGATTACGTTTATTTTTGGCTACTACTCCACCGGAGCCACCGGAACTGCGATCTCTTTCTTCTTCTTCTGCTCTTGCTCTAGCTGCTGCTTCTGCTGCTGCTTTTTCAGCTGCTTTTTTTGCAGCTATTGCTTCTTTTTCTTTTTTAACATCTTCCGGTTTCCAACTTGGTGCTGAAACATCTGACCCGGGATTTTTATAAGGGTTGTCTGTATCCGCTGCTAGTTCGGCTGCAGTTAATGGTTTAGGATATTGTGGTAATCTTCCACACATAATTTATACCTCCTTAACCTCTTGAATTATCATTAGTAGAATACTGACTAGAATCTTCTTTATTAGGATCAGCAACTAAATAGTAATTACCATCCTTATCTACTTTCCATACAGGTTTTTCACCTGCAGCAAGAGATTGTTTGTTACTTGCCATTGCTTGTTGATTTATATCTGCTTGGTATGCTGCTTGTTGTTCGGCAGTTAATGGTTTCGGGTTCCCAGCTTGATTGCGATATGGTGCCTTAGCTCTAGCTGCTTGTCGTGCTTGTTCAACCACTCTAGGATCGTCACCAACTCTTCCTATTTCAAATGGTCTTAGGTTAGTATATTGGTTAGGATCACCTGTTTGTTGATAAGTTCCATCTTCTTGTAATTCCATTCCACACATAATTTATTTCTCCGTTGGTGTTATTGATGGTACTCCTTGTTCAGGTGCTCCGGGATTAGAACCGGGATCTAGTGCATCAAATACCTTAGTACCTTTTCTTATTGTCTCTGCTGATAAACGTGTACGTTTTTTACCTGTAATAAGATTTGGATCTTCTGTATAATCTGCAATGTCTTGTGGTTTAGGTACGGCTCGTACAGGTCTTGGGGTTCTTAACATTGGTGCCACAGCCATTCTAGGTGGTGATGGTGGTGGTGCTGATCTTCCTCCTCCGCACATAATTTATTCCTCTTCTATAAGTTGTTTAATATATTCGACCACACTAGCTTGACCAGCACGGTACATAATGGATTCTATTGGTTCTTTGGGGTGAACAGGTTGCCATTTAAAATTGTCTTCTACTTTTTTAAGTAGGTCATCTACACGTTC